AGTGGCCTGTAGTGAGTATTAAAAGTGGGGCGGCTGGGGCAGCTAGAGATGTGAAGAACTCAATAGAGTTTCTTGAAGGCTACGACAACATCATAATTAATTTCGATAATGATAAGGCTGGTAGGGACGCAGCCAAGCAAGTAGCAATGTTACTAACACCAGGCAAGGCTAAGATTCTGACACTGCCTGATGACTTCAAAGACCCTAACGAAATGCTCAAAGCTGGGCGTGTTCAGTCCTATGTCGATGCTTGGTGGAGCGCTAAACTTTATACGCCTTCGGGCGTCCTCAATATCTCAGAACAAAAAGATAATTTTAATAACCGTGAACTACGAGAGAGTGTGGCTTATCCTTGGGATGGTCTTAATAATAAACTCTACGGACTACGACGCGGTGAGCTTGTAACACTCACGGGAGGCACTGGACTAGGTAAGTCGAGTGTCACACGGGAGATAGAGCATTGGTTAATCACTCACACTAAAGATAACGTAGGTATCATTGCGCTCGAAGAAGATTGGCGGCGTACCGTTGATGGCATTCTCTCAATCGAAGCTAACGCAAGGCTTTATATTGACCAAGTGCGAGAAAACTATAGCGAAGAACAACTGGGTAATCTCTTTAGTAAAGTCTATGAAGGTGAGAACAAAGACCGCGTATGGATTCACAGTCACTTTGGTATCACTAACATTGACGAGATATTTAGTAAGCTGAGGTTTCTGATTATAGGATGTGAATGTAAGTGGGTAGTAGTAGACCATCTACATATGCTAGTCAGTTCAATGGTCGAAGGCGATGAGCGTAGAGCTATTGATAATATTATGACTAGGCTTCGTAGCATCGTTGAGGAGACAGGTGTAGGGTTGATACTTGTAAGCCACTTGCGTCGAGTAGAGGGCAACAGAGGCCACGAGAACGGCATCTCTGTGAGCCTATCACACCTCCGTGGGTCACAAAGTATTGCTCAACTATCTGATTGTGTGATAGCACTAGAGCGTGACCAACAATCTGATGACCCACAAGAAGCTAACACGACGCACATGCGGGTACTAAAATCTAGGTACACAGGCGATGTCGGGATAGCAGCCCACTTAGTTTACGATAAAGATACAGGGAGGCTGCGCGAGACTTTTGTCACTAACGATGAAGAGGTACTGTTGTGAAATCTTTAGTGTTCGACATCGAAACAAACGGATTGCAGCCGACAAAGATATTCTGCATATCTGTTTTAAATACAGACACTCAGGAACAATTAAACTTTCCATCAAGTAAAATCGAAGAAGGTATAGAGCTTCTCGCGAGCGCTGACAAACTCATAGGTCACAACATAATTGGTTTTGACATACCAGTTATTGAGCGGTTGTGCGGTGTTGATTTGATGAATAAAAAACTTATAGATACGCTTGTACTATCAAGATTATTTAATCCAATCAGGGCATCGCACGGTTTGAAAGCTTGGGGAAATACTCTGGGTTTTCCAAAAATAGAGTTTGATAATTACACTAGATACTCCGAAGACATGATGAAGTACTGTGCTCAGGATGTATTTGTAAACTATAAAGTTTATCAAGCTTTAAAAGGCGAGAGCAAAGGCTTTACATCAGAGAGTGTGAACCTTGAGACTGAAACCTATAAGATAACCTGTGAGCAGCGAGACTTTGGCCTTGCGCTGAACAAGCAAGCAACACAGAGCTTACTAACTTATTTTAAAGAGGAGCTTATAAAGGCCGAAGATGAGGTACATAAAACGTTTAAGCCTAAGACAATCGAGAGACATCTTAAACCTCAGCGCACAGGCCAAGGAGTTCTATCTAAACTTGGACTCGATAGAGAAGGCAAACAGGCACGTCTAACTGATGAAGAGTACAACTGTCTTTCTCATGGCTCTACTCTTGTTGTCAGGAAGTCGGAAGAACCTTTTAACTTAGGTTCGCGACAACAGATAGGCGAGTATCTACAAGAGTTTGGTTGGGAGCCTAAACATTTTACACCAACCGGGCAACCTAAGATTGACGAGACAGTCTTAAGTATGGTTAAAGACATACCAGAAGCAGCCGTTATCGCTAGGTACTTAATGCTACAGAAACGTATAGCACAAGTAAAGTCTTGGTTGTCATTCCTAAGACGCGACAGGGTTCATGGTTCAGTAATATCCAATGGTACAATCACTGGGAGAATGGCTCACCGTGACCCTAACTTAGCGCAAGTACCTAGTATTAACTCTCCCTACGGTAAGGAGTGTCGCGCTTGTTGGGTAGTACCGAAGGGGTACAAGTTAGTAGGTGTTGACGCGAGTGGTCTAGAGCTTAGAATGCTTGCACACTACTTAAACGATAAGGAGTTTATAGATGACATACTCAACGGAGACATTCACACAGCTAATCAAGCTCGGGCAGGACTTAAATCTAGAACTCAGGCAAAAACTTTCATCTATGCCTTCCTGTACGGAGCAGGAGATGCTAAGATTGGAAGCGTGGTTGGCGGAAGTAAATCAGAAGGTAAACGAATTAAGCAATCTTTTCTTGATAATTTCCCAACACTCAAATCTCTTAGACATCGAGTTACGCGAGAGGCTAGAGAAAATAAATTTGTCAAGGCGTTAGACGGACGCAAGATATTTATACGCAGCGAGCACGCAGCATTAAATTCTTTGTTACAGGGGGCTGGCTCTATCGTGATGAAGCGAGCCTTAATAATTTTAAATGATTCCCTGAAGTCTAGTAGCCTTGACGCCCATGTGGTAGCTAACATTCACGATGAATGGCAGATAGAAACTTGGCATGAAGATGTAGATAAGCTTGGGAAGATAGCAGTGGATGCGATACGCCAAGCAGGAGATTACTATAAACTTAACTGTCCTCTGGACGCCGAATACAAAGTAGGAGAAAACTGGAGTGAAACCCATTAAAAAAGATGAGACTTTTGATACTCATAGAAAAGGGGACTTAGCAGAACACTACGCTATAACTTGGTTGTGGAATAAAGGCTATGAAGTGTTCATGAACTCAGGTTGCAGCGGCCCCGCTGATATAGCTGTTATGGATAGTGAGGGAAAAACTATTTTAATAGATGTAAAAACTGCAAGTCCAACCCCTACTTTGAGCAACCCACATAGCGTAACAATTCGCAACGGAAGAACAAAACTTCAACGAAAATTAGGAGTTAGGATTTTATTATTTAACCCTCTCAATAGAGAGCTTAGGTTTGTGAACCATGAATCACCAAATCAGTACACAAACAATAAAGAGGGAGAAATTAAAAGTGAATCCCATTAAAGCAGACAGAAAAAAGTTCGACTTAGACTTACAGTACGGAGAGATACGAGAAGATAAGATACGAGACATGCTTGAGAACAAAAAAATAGAGGTTAAATCTGAAAGAGATACATGGATGAAGACAGGCAACATCTGCATCGAGTACGAAAGCTACGGCAAACCTTCAGGCATTAAAGCTACGGAGGCTGACTACTGGTTTCATAATCTTTGTGTTGGCGATGTAGAGTTCTGTACTCTAGTGTTCGATACTAAGATGCTAAAGAAAATTGTCAACGAACTAGATACTTTTAAAACTGTATCGGGCGGGGACAATCACGCCAGCAAAATGTTTCTAGTTAACCTACAAAAACTATTTTCAAGCGATGTTATTAAAGCGTTTAAGGAGACTCTTAAATGAAAGAACTATCTACACTAGTTGATGATATATACGAAACTGTCACTGCCATTACGGACGGACAGGAAATACCAGATGAACTCTTGGATGAGCTTGGTGATAAAATTAAACAAACAATTAAGACTTGGGGTACACCTCAAAATCGTAGCAAGTTTAAACTGAGGATGTCAAACATTGGAAGACCAGCTAGGCAGTTGTACTACAGCAACCGACAAACGAAAGATGTAAAACATTCCCCAGACACACAAATAAAATTTCTGTACGGGCACCTTCTTGAAGACATCTTAATCTTCTTTGTTAAACTTTCCGGGCATGTGGTAACCGACGAGCAGAAAGAAGTAAGCGTAAACGGTATCAAAGGACACATGGATTGCAAAATTGATGGTGAAGTTATAGATATTAAGACAGCTTCCAATTATGCATTCAGGAAATTTAAAAACAAAACGTTACGAGAAGATGACCCCTTCGGTTACATCAGTCAGCTTGCGGGCTATGAAAAGTCGGAGGGCACTAACAACGGTGGCTTTCTTGCGCTGAATAAAGAATCAGGAGAGCTTGCTTTATACCAGCCAGAAGAATTAGACAAGCCAAATGTTAAAAGTTTAATTTCTAACTTACTAGAAATCATGCTTAGTTATGGTAAGGCACCAGAGAAATGTTACAAACCTATCCCAGCGGGGTTGAAGGGAAACATGAAGCTTCCTACCGGATGTTTTTATTGCCAACATAAGATAGAGTGTAATAAGGATACGAACGGCGGGGCAGGTCTTCGAATGTTTAAATATGCTAAGGGCATAGAATACTTAACTACCGTTGTGGTGCCCCCGAAGGTTGAAGAAGTTACCCCATGAGAGGCACAACCATTAAGAAGATAAATAAAAAAGCAGACAAGCTGCTTCTTGAATGGCTGAGTAGTTTAGTCTCAGAGAAAGAAGCAGAAGGTATAACAATTAATAATCTTAAAAACTTTTTACCCAAAGATAAATATTTTGTAGCACAAAAAACTCTCCGTCTATCTTTTTACACTAGCCGCTGGGCTAAGCAAAGCATTAAGAAATTAATTAAAGGAGGAAAGTTTTTGGACGCTATTATATTGGAGGACTTAAAATGCTTGCTGAGGAGCCGGACCAACAACACCCAGTCGAGAATATTATAATTGCTTTCGCCGCTAACATACAATTGCGTCAGAGTAAACTTGAATTGGAGGAATTACTTTTCTTGTATGATAGCATCAAGGAAGCTATCGGTAATTACGAAAGGGAACTACATTGAGACGCAAGCCTAGAATTAAACGTCCTCGGCATGAGAAGGTACAAGGCTACGATAGCGTCTGGGAATATCTTTTACACGATACAATCCTTAAAGATTGGGAACACCACGCCGCTAAAGTAAAATATATAGTAGAACATTCTTACGAACCCGACTTCGTAAGGACTTTACAAAGCAAGGTAATTCTGTTAGAATCTAAGGGTAGGTTTTGGGACTACGCAGAGTACTCAAAGTATAAATGGATTCGAGAAAAACTACCAGAGAATACTGAACTAGTTTTCCTATTTGCTAACCCCGCTTCACCAATGCCGGGAGCTACAATTAGAAAAGACGGGACAAAACGAACTCACGGCGAGTGGGCTACAGCTAATAAATTTAGATGGTATACCGAAGCTACCTTACC